CCTGGTCCTGCTGTACCTGCTCCACCCAAGCTCTTTAATAATTCAGCCTCATCTGGGCGAATATAACTTAGCTGGTGAAACTGACCATTAATATTTGTTTCTCTTGGAATAGACTTTAGGGCTCCGTAATTTTTCATCCTGTGGCTGCTCCTTCTTGACTTGGCATCTCGTTAGGTTGTGGCATTGCAGCCATGACATTGCCCAACGCACCAAGTTTTCCTTGCCTCATTTGCATTATTCTCTGCATTAAATATTCGTTTGCATCAAAGGGTGGCTCGTTCTGTGGTTGGTTTTCTTGTGGTAAACCGCCAAATGCAGCTGGATTAATAGGTCTTATTGAGGCTAGAAACTCATCCATCTTTCATTGCTTCCATTTGTAGTTTAGCTGCGTTCTTCTCACGCTCTAACTGTAATTCAGCCTCTAGCTTTAATACTTTAGCTTCTAAGTCTGCACGAGCTTTCGCTGCATCGATCTCCATGTCCTGTCGTGCTTCAGCCTGTTTAATCTCAATGGAAGACTTCGCCTTGGCTTGATCTGCTTGTATCTGTGACTGAGTTCTTAACTTCAGAGCCTCTGCCTCTAACTGGGCAAGTTGCTGTGCATATTGCAGTGGGTTAGCCTGTTGTCCCTGTTTGCCTTGAGCTTGTATCGCTGCAATCTCTTTCATCTGTGGAGCTTCCTGAACCACTTGAGCAGCACGTTGACTAATCAGGCGATCAAGCTCTGGATTAATATCCTGAACCTTGTAATCCTTATCAGCAAAGTCTGGAACTGGTGGAAGTGGCACACCGACACTTGCCTCCATGCGAGATCTGTATAGCAACGCAACGTGCTCTGCTATGTGGGCAATCAGTATCGGTTGCATGGCTGCAGCACCAGGATTACCTGCCAGTGACGGATCTTTGATAAACTGCATATGGACAGCAATGTGAGCCTCATGTTCTTGCTCGATAAATGCTCGAATAGGCTTGCCATACATGATTGCCATGTTCTCATCGATTGGATCTAGTCGTGGGGCATCTTCTGGTTTCTTCAGGATCTCATCGATATTTGGTATTCTAATCGCCTCATACATACGTTTGTAAGCTGCGTACATATCATGCATTTCAGGAGCTGACTGAGCCATCTGCAAGATAGCTTGAGCCTGTGCAATGCGTTGGGCAGAACTAAAGATGTTGGGGTCACTGACTGGGAGGATATCAATGCGATCATTGAAGTCAGCAGCCATGATTTCAGAGCTACTGCCTATCAACGAAAACGTAAACTGTTCAGGCAAGTTCTCAGCATTAAGATCAGCGATCAGCTTGAACTCTTGGCCTTGAGCATAATGCAACCGTTTGTGAATCGCTGAGAAGGCTTTTGATCCTTGCTCAATAAGTGCGACTGTGGAGCCAACAGGTGCATTTGGATTTACGTCCCCAACATTCAAATCGGCAGTGCTTGCAAATCTCTGCCCTGCGTCTACGATAAATCCTAATAAACTAAAGAGTGAACTACTTGGCTCCTTGAATGGCAATGGCATAATTGCCTTGTTGACATCATCAACCGTGGCATCGAGATCAACGAACTCACCAGGATTGACCTGAACCTCACCACCTGAAACTCGACCTCGTAACTTGAAGCCACCTTGCATATTGCTGAAGGCAGCGGAATCTAAGAGAGCTCGTAACGATCCAGTTGCCGCTTTGCCCAAACCACCAATGAGATGATATAAGCCAAAACCATAAAAGCCCAAACCAGGAAGGAACTTATAAGAAACAAACCAATCCCTCCTTTTTTTCATATCGTCTTCTTCACGCCAGTTTCTGCGTATGCTGACAATATTCTCATTATCATAATCGACAGTCACAACGTATGGAATGCCAACAGCATTCTGATCGTCATCGTCAATGTCATCCTCGAAGTTGTCGTAAACGTGCATCTCAAGCAATGTCATTACTTCATCTTGAGAATCATCACCGTACTGATCAACACCCTCGATATCACCGATTGTATCTCCAGATGGATCAATATCACCACCTGTGTCATCACTTGGCAAATAATACCCAGACTGGACGTATCGATTGTAGTCATTTTTTGGAATGCGGATAACGTGAGTATATCGAAGCGAAGTATAGAGATCCTTACTTTCTGGAGCCACCACAAAGTCTTCAGCCTTTACAAACTGCGAGCACTGGCGATCCATAGTGCTATCCCACCAGACCTTCTTGAAAGTCTGACCAACCAGTGGAAGGTGAAACAGCATCTGATCGAGGTCAGGAAAATACTCAGGCATTTCCTGCGTAATCTGGTAGTTCATATATTCTCGAACTCTGCGAGATTGATCTTCGAGCTCTTCATTTGGCTCACCAACAATCACGGTCTTGACTGGACCACCTGACGGATAGAGTTCTGCAATAGCCTTCGCATTGAACTGAGTTGCAGCTTCTGCAATCATTGGATGCACAACTATCGACAAACCACGAGTGGCACGTTCATCCTCAGATTCTTCCATGCCACCGTCAGGATCTAAAGTCTTGAGCCCCTTTTTGTAGCGTTCTTCCCACTCTGATCGAGCCTCACGGTCATTGTTGTAATATGTGATTAGTTCTGATGCTGAGTTGTTGAGATCTTTGTCAGACATATCTTCAGCAAGATTTGCGTCAAAGTTGGTGTCTGTCTCGACAACATTGTCGAGTTCTGGATCTCCGATTAAAACGTCATCACCAATTTCTTCAACTTGCAAATCATCAGCAGGAGCTGCTTCAGAGAAGGGAGCTATGGATTGTTGAATTGAAACTGGTTCTCTAGCCATACAGAGTTATCCTTCTTTTCTCTTCGTAATCATCTTCTTCAAAATCATTTGAGTGAGTAACGAACCACCCTTTTCTTAATCTCAGCCAAGCCTGAGTACAAGTATCCACCAAGTCATCGTGACCTTTTGGAAACTGAGCACAGGTGTCGATCAAAGTTTTAGCCCACTTTTTGTTTTTTGGAAAGAAAATTCTTCCGTCTTCCAAAAGTGCAGAAGATGCGTGAGCTCGTGCCTGTTTGTCTCGATCAGGATTGTAAGCCAAAACAGGTAATCCAGATTGACGTAAATCTTGGAGCAGCGACTGACCTGACGCTCGTTTCTCAATCAGGATCGTGTCAGGCATCCACTCCTCATATGATTCTTGTGCCATCCTCCTGAGATCAGGATAGCTCACTCGATCATACCACATTTCGAGAACCATAGCGTTCATCTGACCATTCATCTTGAACACACCCCAAGTTGTGCGAGCTGAGTAGTCGGCTGTCTCTTTGGTGCTGAATGCAGTGTCATATGACTGGAGGACGTACTCAATATCTGGTAGGTCATCACTTTCCCAAGGAACCCACCACTCAGCCTTTAATATACCACCACCTTTTGGAGATGGACGCTGTTGGAGCTGACCAGCAGCTGCGTAAGAGCCCAGAGATCTCTCTAGATCTGTAACTGTCTTTTCATCCATGCGTTCAGGCCAGAGAAGCTCACCTTCCTTAGTTCTTGGATCTGTAAAGCCCAGAGATGACCTGACTGGCGTAGGGTGACCTATTTCGTAGCGACTGGGCAACATCAGGTGATCCCAGTCATCACCAAGCTCTTGTGAGAGTATATGACCACATAAATCTTGCTCATGAAGCCTCTGGGCAATGATAATAAATGCACCAGTCTTTGGATCGTTCAAACGTGTCTGCATTGTCTGATCCCACCACTCCATGACAGAGGTTCTCATAGCTGAAGACTGAGCGTCACTTGCTGATGCAGGATCATCGATTAAGACGATGTCACCACCATCACCAGTAGCTGCAGCTCCAACTGAAGTAGCTATACGATATCCAGTAGCAGAGTTCTCAAATCGACCTTTGGTATTTTGATCAGATGTCAAGGTAATATCTGGATAGTGAGCCTGATACCAAGGGCTCTCGATCAGCCTACGGCACTTGGTGCTATCTCTGATCGACAGTGAGGCTGCGTAGGATGCATACATGAATTTCATACTTGGATCTCGTGTCCAAGCAAATGCTGGGAGTATAACAGCGGTGGAGAGGCTTTTCATGTGCCGTGGAGGTATATTGATTATCAGACGTTTGATATCACCCTCGATCACAGCTTGGAGGTGCTCATTTATTGCGTCTATGTGCCAGTTGTTTAGGAATGGCACACCAGGCTCGATTGTAGCCCAACTAGCTTTCGTAAACGCCTTCAATGATCTGCGGTATTGCTCCGCTTTCACCTTCTCTAGCGTCAGCCCTGCTAAATGCTGCTTCAATAGATTTGAGCTGTTCATCAGGTATCCTTGTTAAATCGATAACGTGTTTTTGTTCGACAGTTGCTTGCACTTCTTGCTTATCAACCCACCCTGCTCTGTTTTTGAGATAGAAAATAATCGCAGTATTGTCTCGTTCCACAGTGGCATTCTCGAACAGAGCATTGGTCACGGCATCAATTCCAAGAGCCTGACCCCTTTTTATAGCTTCTGAAAATTCGGAATTTTCTGCCTGATGAAGCATGAAAGTAGATGTATGAATGCCTAGCATTCCTGCACACTGTTCTTTCGTGGGTCTACCGACTGGATTTTTTTTCTTTGCCATTCCTAACCTTTCTTGCAGTGGTAAGCTGTGTTTTTATTAATATAATGCAGAATCCAAAAAAAAGAAAGACCCACCGAAGTGAGCCTAGTTTATCGAGCAGTATTTTTCTCTTATCACATGGCGAGCATTATAACAACTCCAACGACAACAGCCACTGCGAATGCAATCCCAGCGAGTATTTCTTTTGTAAAGAAGATGAGATTTTCTGGCTTATCATCGTGGACAGTTATGTGACCTC